TCACTGTTTTCAGCCTCTATTGAGGAATTCCAAAAAAACTGCAGGTTTATATTTACGTGCAACTTTAAAAACAAAATCATAGAGCCACTACATAGTAGAACTACTGTTATTGATTTCAATGTCCGTGGAAAAACTAAACAAACTCTGGCGGCAGAGTTCTTTGAAAGATGCAGAGATATCTTGTCCAGAGAGAAAGTACGGTTCAATGACAAAGTGGTTGCCACAGTTGTCCAACAATACTTCCCAGACTTCAGAAGAGTCCTTAACGAACTCCAGAGATATAGCTCTACAGGTGATATCGACACTGGAATCCTTGCAACGTTAGGTGATGCTAAGATAGATACACTGGTAGATGCATTAAAGAATAAGAAGTTCAATGATGTGAAGAAGTGGGTTACTCAGAATCTTGATAGTGATCCTGTTTCTATAATGCGTAAATTATATGACAATCTGTCCTCTGTGATGGATGGTCCTAGTGTTGCTGCAGCAGTATTAATTATTGCTGAGTATCAATACAAGTCTGCCTTTGTGGTGGATCAGGAGATTAACCTCCTTGCATGTTTAACTCAATTAATGTTGGAGTGTAACTTTAAATGACTTATGAAAATCACAAAGCGACCCTTCTCAAACTCCTAAAGGAGAGAGCATATAAAAAGGGAGCGTATATATTATCATCTGGCAAACGCTCAGAACATTATGTTAATTGTAAACCTGTAACATTATCATGTGAAGGTAACGCACTCCTATCATCATTGATCTACACTAAGTTAGATCCTAAGTCGGTAGCAGTGGGTGGTCTTACCTTAGGTGGGGATCCACTAGTCTGTGGTGTTGCACAAAGAGCATACTACAAGGGAGGTCATATCGATGCCCTAATCATTAGGAAGAACCCTAAAGATTATGGTACTAAGGAAGTCATTGAAGGATGGAAACCAGATAAAGGTTCTATTATTACAGTTCTGGAGGATGTAACTACCACTGGTGGTAGTGCTATGAAGGCAGTTAACGTTCTACGTGGTGCAGGTTATACAGTTAATAGAGTAGTTGCTATCGTTGATAGGATGGAAGACCATAAGATCTGGGAACATAATAAGATTGAATTCGTATCCTTATTCACTTTGGAGGACATTACCAATGACTAAAAATTACGATGACTCTAAATGGAGAGAAGAGTATAAATCATACACAAGTGATTCAAGGGAACTTGAGTTGTTAGAAAATGGACCTAAGAGTCTTGCTCAGTCATGGCGTATGCAAGCAATGTATGGTAAGTGGAAAAAGATTATGGGATATAAAGATCCTGAACCACCTGATGTTTCATCATCGATGAAAGAATTCTTTGAAAAAACTAAAGACCAAGGTATCTAAACATGATTGACTTAAAACTAATACGCTTAATAACTGGCGAAGAAATTATCGCTGAAGTTTTAGATTGGAAGAACGGTATTCTTACTATTCAGAATGCTCTAACTGTAATTCCACATCAGGATCAGGTAGGGTTTGCTCCATGGGCAACTGTTATTGATCCAGAATTTCCTGAGATTGCTTTGGATATGAAACATGTTATTTACTCTGTTGCAGTTGCACCTCAGGTAGTTGAGCAGTATAATAAGATCTTTGGTACATCAAGTGACATCATTACTCCTGGTAAGCAACTAATTTTATGACCTCTTTGAAAACACCTCTTCGTTATCCAGGAGGTAAGTCTCGTGCCATCAAAAAGATGGTACAGTTCTTACCAGATATGAGTAAGTACAAAGAGTATAGAGAACCTTTTCTTGGAGGTGGATCTGTTGCTCTTCATATGACACAGACATATCCTCACCTAGAGATATGGGTCAATGATCTATATGAACCTCTAGTGAATTTTTGGCAACAACTACAGGATGAATCAAATGAAATTACGACCAGGCTCAAAGCATTTAAAAGAGCATACCCCACCCCAGATAGAGCAAGAGAACTTTTTATCGAGAGTAAAGAACTGGTTAACGATGCCAGAGCCAGTCTCGTTACACGTGCTGTTAGTTTTTATATTGTTAATAAGTGCTCTTTCAGTGGTCTTACCGAATCGTCCTCCTTCTCAAAACAAGCCTCAGACAGTAACTTTAGTTTACGAGGCATAGAAAAGTTACCAGAGTATTCTGAGATAATACAGAACTGGGTTATAACTAATCTAACTTATGAAAGAATGGTTGATGATGAGAAGGATATATTTACTTACTTAGATCCTCCTTATGAAATAGGTGATAACTTATATGGTAAGAGAGGTGGTCTTCATAAGTATTTTGATCACGATGCTTTTGCTCAAGAATGTGATGGACATACAAGTCATATGATGATATCATATAATTCTTCTCAGTTAATAAAAGATCGTTTTACTCATTGGACTCCTAATGAATTCGATCACACATATACTATGAGATCTGTTGGTGATTATATGAAGAACCAACAAGAACGTAAAGAACTAGTTCTAACTAACTATGGCATATGATGATCGTTATCCTCTTAAGGATTATCTGAACAGTATTAATTTCAACAAGGAAGATCTTATGCAAGATGATCCTGGTTGGGAAAAGAACTACTCTCCTTATGTCATTAACAAATGCTTGTCACACCATATGGATACACTAGCATTTGCTAATGAGATGAATCGTTATCCTAACTTGGATAAGAAATTACAATATTCGTTTTATCTAAATACAGTGAGACCCAAGAGAAGATTCTCTCCTTGGGGCAAAAAAGAGAAGGTGAAAGATCTTGACCTTGTGAAAAAATACTATGGTTATAGTAATGAAAAAGCAATTCAAGCCTTAAGGATCTTGTCTCCAGACCAACTTAACTACATTAAAGATAAACTGAACAAAGGAGGTAAGAGATGAATGAAGTACAATGGACTAAGGATGATATGGTGGAGGTTCAATTAAAAGAACCTGACGATTTTCTTAAAGTGAGAGAAACCTTAACTAGGATTGGTGTTGCCTCAAGAAAAGAAAGAAAGTTATATCAATCTTGTCATATTCTCCATAAGAAGGGACAGTATTACATAGTACATTTTAAAGAATTGTTTGCTTTAGATGGTAAGAAAGCAAATCTTTCTGATAATGATCTACAAAGAAGAAATAGAATTATAAAATTATTATCAGACTGGGGGTTAGTTAACGTAGTTAAGGAGAGTGCTATTGTAGATGCAGCACCACTTAGTCAGATAAAGGTTATTGCTTATAAAGAGAAGGGAGAATGGATTCTTGAATCCAAATATAACATTGGTAAGAAAAAACAACCTACAACTGTATAAATAGGGCCAGTTGTTAAAGATATATGTCTGAAGAAATTTTAGATGATAAGGTAGAAGAGGTGGATGAGAAGAAGAAAGGTCCGTTAGGTAAACTAAAGGATGCTATACTTCCAGACCCTGAAGAGCAAGCTGCTATCATTAGTACATTTGTTCGCATTACCGTTCTTGCCTGGTCGGGTGGGATCTTGACTTTGAACTACGTCGCCATCCCAGGTGTACCGCAACAGAAAATTGATCCAACTTTTATAGCTTCAGTTTTTACAGGAGTTTTAGCTAGCTTCGGAATTCAGACTGCATCTAAGAAAGGTGATGGTACGATGAAGATGAACGGCAATGGTAATGGTGCTAACGGTGGTCCTCCTCCTGTTACAGCACAAGATATTGAGAAGATCATAGCGAAAGCTGGATCTGGTGGACCTGTTCAAACAATTAGAATTGAACAAGCACCTCTTAAGATCACTACTGACGACAAACCTTACAAATTATAGAGTCATGAAATTTAATTTTAATGCAATTGCTAATGCAATAAGTGTGGCATCAGGAGTAACACTTGCTACTCTCATAGGTGTAGGAACATACGTCTATGTAAACAAGGATGCTATCATTGAAGACATCAAGAAAGATGCTATTGAATCCATTACTGGTGGTTCTGCTATCGGTGGTGCTCTTACAGGAGACATTGGAAATCCTCAAGCATCTGCACCTGTACCTCAAGGTTCTAGTTTAGGTCTTCCTGTTCCTGGCGGATTCTAAATTGGACGTACAGAAGATTGCTTCTACTGGTACAGCAGTTGCTGTACTAGGAACTGGTGCAATGGTCGGTGGCAATCACGTCATCGACCAACAAACTGGTGGTCCTCAGAAGAGAGAATCTGAAAAGATAGAAATGATAAGACAGATAGTTGCAGAGGAAGTATATCTACAACTAGTTAATGCATGGCCAAAATCATCTGGTCCAGTGAAGGGTTTAAAGATACCTTCTACAGATTATAAGAAACAATTGCCTCAAAAATAATGTTAGACAACTCACAACTCTCCGCTTACCATGAAAAACAAGCTGCTCAAGACAGTCGGATGGCAATCTTGGAAACTAAAGTTGAAGATCTTCAAAAAGGTTTGGAAGATTTTAATAACAAAGATAAGGAAGAACTCAACCAACGATTAAGATCTATTGAAAAACAAGTCTGGGGTGCTGGTGCTGTACTTGCTGCTGTATTAGCTATCGCTGGTATTGTTACTCAGATTGAAGATGAAGATGACTGGGATGAAGAAGCAAAAATAGAACACGTGATACAACATATTACATAATGGATACTTACCTATGGCTCCTATTCGTGACTTACCTAATATTACTCTCGGTGGATTTAATATTCCTAACATCGTGGTCAGGCAACAGTCCGTTAATCTTGGAGGCATTTGGATAAGAAAACCAAGGGTAAGAGATATTAGTGATGTACAGATAGCAGATGCTAGAAATTGGATGGTGCAACCTCCACAGGCAATTCCTCCTGTAGTTCCAGTTACTGTTAATGCTGGTACTCCAATAGTTAATATGCCTGGTTGCGTTAAGGTACATAAAGAGAACGCAAAGAACCCTAATAATAAAAGTAAACAATTAGTTAATGATGATCCTAAGCAGAATGTAGTTCTGTGTGATAATGGTATGCCATACTATGAGCCACCTAATTATGATTATAGGGAACTTAGTTGGATGACAGTTAATCCAAATGAAGAGGAAGTTGATGAAGGTATTAATACAGATGAACCTCCTGCACCTGATATAGACACCCCAGAACCACCTCCAACAGGTCCGAATACAGCAAGTGATATAGAATGTCCTCCACCTAATGCAAGACGTATAGGAGATTTAAATCAGGCAGGTACAGAGAAGGTAACTGGATATAAGTTAAGTGTAGATAAAAAAGTTTGCATAACAGAATGGGAAGAAATTGGTTTTGCTGAACAATATCTCCCTAGTATTTCTGTTGTAACTACGACTGCTGGTATTGCTACTGTGGCGACGACATCTGCCCTACTTGCAAAACCCCTAGCGGATTTGCTTTTGAAGGTGGTGAAGCCTGCAGTGAAGAAGTTGATTGCGAAGGTGAAAGAGAAAGTCCTAAAGAAGAAACCTCCTGTTTTGTCTCGTCGGGAACGTCTGTTGAAGCAGAGGGAAGCGAACTCTGCTGTAAAAGCTGCGAGGAAGTTGAAGGGGGAGTAAATTGTAGTTGTGGTAACTCGTGTTCGTGTGGTAGTATCTTTCCACCTGGAGTTGTAACTACTACGTCAGCACAGATTGAATGGTATGGTGAGTTTGGATGGAAGAATATACCAGATTTTTTAAGTTCACCACAATTTTTGAGTCTTGCGATCTCAAAGTCTAATCTTTTATTGGCAACTAGTTGACCAGCCATTTCGATCTGAGCATTTGCTGCTTGATGACATTGCTTCTGTAGTTTCCTATTCAATGGTATTGATAAGGTAGCAGAGAGACCAGCATTGAATGACTGGTTTGCTTTCATATCAGTACGAATAGGTTTATACCAAGTAGGTGTCATACTACCACCACTACCTACTACATCAGGTACACCATCAGGAGCATCTACATCTATTTCTATCTCTATACTTTCTCCATCTTCAAACCATCTACTACCATCATCTTTAGTTCTTGTGTCATACCACGACTCCCAAGGATAGTTCTTTACAGTGACTGTTTGTTTAACAGTCTTACCCTCTACATCTGTTAGGTTATATTGTGGTTCATCATAGAAGTCCTCCCAAGGATCTTTACGTGAATCAGCAAACTGTAGGTATGGAGTGAGGTTAAACGTAGCACCTTGACATTGCACTCCACCACCGTAGGTATTCGTTATGTATGGACCTTGTAAAACTTGTATTGCCTGGTTCGTTACTGAGCCCGAACTGTTGGCGATTGGATTAGCTGTTGCACTTACACCCCCTACACCTTCCGCCAGTGTGACAGGGGCAATCGCAAGATTTGATAGACATAATGCTGCTATTGGGTAAAGGTTGAAGTTGTGTCTGTGACACTTTTTATTTCTGTTGTTCTTTGGATGATTGTTTGATTGGTCATCCCTGGTCCTTGATACGTTTGCACGAAACTGAACGCCTCTCCTGGAGTCGTTATCGTGAAGTCTGAACCTGTACCAAGGTTTAATGAATCGAAGGAACTTGTTACGGCTCCTGTGATTGTTGCTCCATTCGTCGCTGTTCCTGACGTTGAAGGTTGTATTGTCACTGTTGATGTGTTCACGTTGGGGTTTAATGGTTGTCCGTCGTTGGATATTCCATGGCCCGATACTGAGTATTCCCATCCTGTCCTATAATCTATAGAGTTTATTGTCTCTGTGACTGTGCTTTCAGTCTCAGTATGACTCGTCATCGAGCCCTGTTGGAAGTTGGGGACCACAGGGACCGCCATAGCAGGTGCAGCACCGACACTTGCACTTACCACAGCTATCACATATGGGACATTCTTCAACTTCATTATCTTTCTTAAAAAGTTTAAGTAGATTAAACAAAACTACCTCACGGTAATTTCTGATACAAATTGACCAGTAGCCGAAGTACCAGCTCCACCAGCTGTTAAAGTCATCACACCAGCAGAGGTGATCGTACCAGCTAAGTCTCCTTTAACTCCACCTGATGACGTTAAAACTGAGCCGTATGCAGGCATATCTGCTACAACTCCAGCACTTACGTCTACACCTGTACCGATAGGATTCACCGCATCTCCTGAAGTCCAGCTTTCACTAAAGCTGAATGCAGAACCTGTAGTGTTTATATCGTATACTCCAGCATCTAGTGTTGCTGCTGCAGTTACACTTGCTGGAGCAGTTATCTTACCAAAGTGATCATCAGCAGATGCCACTTTAATATTGTTACCACTAACAGTATAGGTTGAACCTATCCTAGTTCCAGAAGTGAAAGCTGCGTCAACGGTTAGTTGGGTTGAAGTACTCAACCTATGAACTAAATCAGCACGAGCTGCCATTGGTGTAATACCAAGTAACATAACAATAGGTAGTAATTTCTTCATGTTTCTTGACATTGTTACCTAGATCTATATAGGTGATTATTACCGTCCAAACTTGTACGTTAAATAACACTTTCAGAAATCTTAAGATTGATGTTAAATAGTAGTGTCGCCATAAAGGGACACACACTAAACCTAGCTTACTTAAGGAGGAATTATGACTTACTTAACAAAATATCACGCAGCAAATCTTCCAGAATTGATGGAGAAGATTACTCGTAACGGAATTGGGATGGATGATTATCTAAATAGATTTTGGGAATCAGATATGAACAAATCTAATTATCCACCATATAATTTAGTACAATTGAATAATCATGAATCGAAACTCGAAGTCGCATTGGCAGGGTTCAAGAAAGATGAAGTCAAAGTCTATACGGAGTTTGGAAAACTATTTGTCGAAGGCATCAAAGAAGATAAAGAAGGAGATGTTGAGTATACACACAGGGGCTTGGCACAACGTTCGTTCAAACGCTCTTGGACACTCTCCGAAGATTGCGAAGTTCGACAGGTCGTTTTTGAAGATGGACTCTTATCCATTGAATTGGGAAAAGTAGTACCAGATCATCATGCTCGTAAGGATTACTTGACAGCAGAATAAGTCTTTGATAAAATAATCACAATTAGTTGTTGTGTATGAATTTTATTTTAAAGGATGACACTCTTCTAACAAAAGAAGAGTGTCATAATATTATTGAATGGGTGCATGCTAATAAAAAATTTCTTATAGATCCTTATAATCATACACATACTAGATATCAACATTGTGATTTAATGCATGTAGATGATTCTTTTAGTGAATGTTTTTATAATGCTACTTTAGAACCAATTGCTAGAGCAATTACTAAATTGGTAGATTCTTATGTTGAAGAATATCCAGAGACAAATCCTTTAGATGCATTTGAAGTTGAGTATGTTAGATTCAAATGGTGGAAACCAGGAGAATTTTATTCAGTATGGCATTCTGAACATGGTAAGAATACTCCATATAGAGTTTTATCATTTTTAATATACTTAAGTGATAATGAAGCAGAAACTGAATTTAAAAGATATGATAATGTTGCAACTAAAGCAGGATGTGGTATAATATTTCCAGCATATTTTACCCATCATCATAGAGGTTCTCCTTGTAGGAAAGGGTTGGATAGATACATACTTTCAGGTTATTGCAGTTTTGTATGAAACGGATTATCGCATTAGCAGCACTTGCTTCTCTAATACCTGGTTGTGCCGAGGCACGGACTAGACTTTCAGGAGCAGGTGCTTCTTTTCCATCTAAGGTATACCAAAGATGGTTCTCTGACTACGCAAAGTCAGGAGGTAACAGAGTAAACTATCAAGCAGTTGGTAGTGGTTCAGGTAGAAAGGCATTCCTTGATGAAACAGTGGACTTCGGAGCATCCGATGATCCTATGAAGGATGCAGACATTGCTAAATCAAAACGAGGACTAGTACAGATACCTATGACTGGAGGTACTATTGCCTTTGGTTATAATATGCCTGGTTGTGATTTAAAACTTACACAAGAGCAAGCAGTACAAGTTGCTATTGGTGAGATAAACAACTGGTCACAGGTAGGTTGTGATGACCATGCAATGACATGGGTATATCGTTCTGATGGTTCTGGTACTACTGCTGCATTTACTAGATCGATGAATGAGTTTAGTGATAAGTGGAAACTTGGAGTTGCTAAATCAGTTGCTTGGCCTGTGGGCATAGGTAACAAAGGTAATGCTGGTGTTGCTGGCAACATTAGAAATCAAATTGGTTCTATTGGTTATGTTAATCAGTCCTACATTAAGGGTGAAGTTGTTGCTGCTGCCCTTGAGAATAAGAATGGTGAGTTTATTACACCAACAGTTGAGTCGGGTGCTTTGGCACTCAATGGTATTACACTCGATGAGAACCTCGCAGGGACAGACCCTAACCCTGCAGCAGAAGGTGCTTACCCCATTGCTACGCTTACATGGATACTTGCTTATGAAACTGGTAATGGTCGTAAGACTGAAGCCATAAAGACAACTCTATCTACATTACTCTCTGAGAACTATCAGGAGAAAGCATCTGTGTTAGGGTATGTTCCTTTAAGAGGTGACATTCTTGAGAAGTCTCGTGCTGCTGTTGAACGCATAGGGAAGTAAGATCCTATATAAAGAAAAGGGATTTTATTGAGATAATAATAATCATGATGGAGAACATTAGAATAAGATGTCGCTCTTGCGGTAAAGAGGTGGTGGGTTGTGCTGGCAAATCAGTCTCGTGCGGATGTCCTAATATGGCATCCGTTATCGGGGATGTGGTGTCTGCTAAAGATATGGATCAGGTGATTATGCTTAATTCTTATATGCCAAAAAAAGAACAAAAAGAAGGGTTAACCGACCAAGATCTTCAGTGGCAAGAGCAAAGAAGAAAGCGTAAAGTGCGTAAGTTGGATTTTGAAGTTAGATAAATATTAATACTTAAATCCACAACTCACTGTGTAGCTTTTGGTGGGGAGGTTTAAGAGAAGCATTTTAAAACTTAAATGACCGACAGATCTATTGAATCTGAACTCAAAGAAGTCCATAAGAAACTGGACGATATTGAAAAGAAACAAGAGATGATGAACAAGTTGTATCAGATAGACAGAGATAAAAAGGCGAAGATGGGGGAACGCCCATCAACACACATCCATGAGATGATGTGATATAATAGATATAGAAACAGTTCATACTGATACAAATGACAGAAGAGAAGATCAGAGAGATTCTTCCTCACCTGTGTTACACAAAGGAAGAAGTTGATCTACTAATTAAAGCTGCTGTTGATGAAGCAAGAGCAATCGATGAAGCATCGATGGCAAAGCATAATCGAGAAGCAACTATTATTAGTATGATTCTTGGGTTCACTTGTCTTGCTTTGTTCCTTGATGGATTGCTTCGTATACTTGGTATTATTCCACCATTTATGCATCTTGATGTAAATGTTATTGATCAGATTAAAGATCAAGTGGAGACTGATATATTAGATGATGTTATAGATAAGGTAAGACAAGTGCCAATTAAAAGATTACTTAACAGATGAAAAGAATATTAGCCACAATAACTACTTTAATGTTAGTTCCTTCTACTGTACTAGCATCTTCTATTGGACAAGGTTCTCTACCAAAACCAAGAGTAAAGACACCATTGTGTTTGGATGAAAAAGAAAAGTTTAAAGAGAAATGTGAGATAGTAATTGATGAGACTGGTGTAAAAGGACCAGAAGGACATATAACTAATGTGGTTCAGTGGATTAAGGAAGAGAAAGAATTTAGTTATGGTGGAGCAGTTGCTGGTGGTGTTGCTGGTGCTGGTGTTGGTATGGCTGCTGGTCTAGGTAGTTGTATGATTGTAGGACCACTTTGTTTGTTTACCGCACCAGCAATTATGACAGGTGGTGCGACAGGAGGTGCAGGACTAGGTGGAAAGGGAACTGGGAAGTTCTTTACTGTGATTGGTGATGATAAAGATGGTAATAGATTGATACAAGAGTTTTATGTTACATCAGGAAAATCAGTTAGAAAAACATCTAGAGATCTTCTTTTGAAGACTGGACTTGCTGAAGGAGAGGTAAGATGATTTTAGAAACCGTATTAATAGTAGCAGCATTGCCATTTGTGGCATTATCACTTTACTTTGGAAGTAAAGGAGGATATTATGATAGTGATAATTATAATGGAGATGGTTGTGCTCACGATGTTCAAAGATGAAATCCATCTTTAAAT